TGGGTTGTCACTTGCATCAACTGAACCTGTCAAAGCAACAAGTTCAAGTTCATCAAAAGTGGCTGAGTTCCCCTCATTGTAGATGATGCTTGTGCCAAATTCCCACCTTACCTTACTACCAAAGTGGGAGCCAACTGAGTCATCAAATGTGCCAACCTTGAAAGTTGTTGGGTCACCAAAGTGCCATTTGCCATGCACATAAACAAAGTGCTTGGCTCTGAACTGTGAAAAACCAATCACTGAGCTAGTCAACACAAACCATACTGGTGATTCAAGTTGCTGAGAGGCCAGAGCATCATAAACAAGTGTTCTGTCAGGCAGATGGATGTAAATTAGCTGACTTGATCTGTCATTCCTGTACTCAACAACAGTTGTTGAGAGCTGAGTATCAGTGTAGGCAGACAGAAGTTCATCAATTTCCCTAGTTGCAATCTTCTTTGACCTGCCATTGACACCAATATGGACTGAGACTTCCTCATTCCTGCCACCACCTACAAAGACAATAGCATCTTCATATTCAGTGAAAGCAGAAGTACCTACTGCACCCTTTTCAATGTGGCCACCAGAGATCCTCTGGAAAGGGAAACCTGAGCCACCAATATTTCTGAACACCTCAATGGTGTACCTGCCAATGGCATGTGGTTCATTCCTGACCTTTAACAGCCCTTTGATTGGGTCTGGGTCAACTTCAGCACTGTTGTATTTTGTTGCACTCACTGAAGTTGGGTCAGCAAGATCAGTCACAACTATGAACTCACCATCTGTACTCATAAAATAACCATCAATCCAGAGCATATCCACAACTGTGCCTAAGTCTGAGTCCGTCACCTGAGTCAGGGTTGACCCATCCCAGTAAAACAAATTCCCATTTGAGCCAATAGCCAACCTGTCAAAACTGTAATCCAGTGCAACTGGCAACCCATCAGTCCCAACATCACCCAGAATGGTAATTGTGCCAGAGGCACTTACTGAAACCAGACTTGAACTCATAACCCTGTAGTGGGCATCATTCCAGTTGATGCCACCCCTGTCAGCCCCAGGGCCTGTACCAAGCTCAAGAAGGCCATCAGCAGGCCGTAAATATCCGTTGCTGACACCACTCTGAGTGACAACAGGGACTAAATTTATGGGGTATGAACTCCTGAGGCTGGGGGCATCATCAGCATAAATCCCATTTATAATAGGGATTTGCATAAATCAGGCAACCAAATACCAACTTGTGGTGGTTTTATTATACCTAAGTCTGAAGGGGCTTGTAGCACCCATTGTGCTAGGGGCACCAACAACAGCAGTTGCATCAGAACCATCAACTGTCAGAGTGGTGATGGTTTGGGTACTGGTGAATAGGTATTCTTGACCATCTGTCAAATAAGTGATGGCTGGCAAGACAATAGTGCCTGTAGCCAGAGTCCCAGCAGGTCTTAGGCACAGATACCTGTTTAAGCCATCTTCAGTCATTGAATAGCTAAAACCAGTCACAGGTACATTGATAGTGGTGGTATAATCTTGCCTTGCAAAGTTTGATTTAAGCCATGTCAGAAATGTACTCAGTGACATCTTCCTTGCATCACCATTTGATGAGCTGTAGATAGGCAAATTGTCACCTGAATTGACCTCAGATGAACTTAAAGATGAAAGCTGATTGATTGTGGCCATTAGTTGTAATCCAAAACAGAGTCAGGACCAGCATCAACTGGGTCAGTTGGTGTTGGCATAAAATTGCCTCTCTGGTTTCTGTAGGACTTGTGCCCTGCACCAAGAGGTAGGGTGGAAGGAAATTGCTTCTCAACAGGGTCTGTCACTCCAGCCCTCATGAGTAGTGTATTATAACCATTCTTGGCACTGACCTTGACTTCCCTTGGGACTTGTTTTCCAAATGAAGCAGCCAATTTTAGGGCCAGATTTGAGATGATGGCATCATTGGCAGAGTCAGGAACACCAGAATCCTGTGTCAGTGAGCTGTTCTCAATTGAGGAGAGTGGGTAACTGACCCTGATGCCTCTAGCATTCCAGTCAGCCATCATAGCATCAAGCCTTCTTAGGGCTGACTCAAATTCAGCAGGGGTGATGTCAAACTCATTTGAGGAAATACCAATCTCCTCAAGAGCCAGTTGAATCAGTTGTCTCTTAGTTGGGCTCACGTCCTACCTTAGCAATGACAAGATGGTGAATATCATAATCCTTGCTTATTTCACCAGGCTTTTCACCAGATTCAAGACGTTCCTTAATAACTCTCTTATCTTCATCTGTAAGATCCTTATACTGTCTAACCTCAACTTTTGGCTGATCTTTGTTATCAGATTCATTGTTGACCTTTTGAAATGTAACCTTGGGAACTTTTATTTCTTTTTCTTCAACATGTGGTGTGGGTATGGCATTGGGGTCAACTGATGGGTGACCTGCCATCTTCTTCAATCTCTCAGCATCACTTAATTTTTTCTTTGATTTTGGGGCAAAAACCTTACCTACTGGGCAAGCCTTGGCTGCCTCTTCAATTGTCTTGAACCAACCATCAGGAATGACCTCATCAACATCATGTGAGGCAATTTCATAACGTATACCATACTTGGTAACGTACTGGCCTGGGCATTTAAAGATATGTACTTTCATGATTTCCTTTTAAAGGATGGGGGAGAGGTTGCCCCCTCCCCCTCCAAATTTATGCAAGCCTATACGTTACAAACGTGTTGGCGGCTGTCTTGCGTGTTCTGAACAGACCACTTGTTGATGCTGACACAGCGGCAGCACCAACAATGGTATGTAGAGAAGAAGCAGTCACAGTGAAAGCATTGGCAGTTCCAGTGTTGATGGCTGCCCAATCAAAGGCATCATCAGCATCAAAAGTGCTTCCTGCATCCATGGCTGTCCCAGTGTCCAGAGTGGCAGTAACAGCAGCCGTAGTGGTTGATGTTACAACCCCACTGAGGAGGATGGCACAAGTCAGAGTTCCAGTTGCATTGAGGGTTGAGATGGTGTCTTGTACACGTCCAAAACCTTCAATAAGAGCAACAGGCTCTGTCCCAACACTGTAGTACACTTCTGCACAACCAGCAACAATCCTTACTGTGGAGGCTGATGAAAATGCACTTGAGGAGTAACCATCAAGAGCATCAGCAGCAGAAACCCTTGTTAGGATATTCCACTTATCAGGCATGTTGGGGTCAGTCACCTTTTCCAAGATGGTGACATCATCATTGGACTTCAGATACAGAATATCTGAAGCTGCAACACTGATGTCAGCAGAGGTGGCTTGAGGGTAAACTATAGATGAGTTCATTTGTTTTCTCCTTTCTTATCTATCTTAGGCTTGGCCAAACAGCAAGATGCCGTTCATTTCAGGGTTCTTGTTGCAGACACCATAGAATGTCTCTACACGGATCTTGGTCTTGCCAGTGTTGATGTCATATTGCTTGGTCCAAAGAAGGTCAATTCCTTGAGCCGTGGTAGCCCTCATGACACCAGCACCACTGTTGCTATCAACAACCAAGTTACCAGGAAGAAGCTCAATTGAGTCCTTACGCCAGAATGGGTTGATGTCAGCAGCAGTTGTGTTCAACCAAACCAAGGCAGCTGTGGCACTTTCAGTGACAGATACGTTTTGGTATTGAGCCTCAGCATCTGTTGCACCTTGATTAGAGATGATGGCAGGACTGATTGTCATGGTTGTTCCAGAATCAACTGAGATAACACGGAATGTCTTCAGTTGACCAGTGCTTTGCTTGGTGATGTGATGAACAGCATTTACACCAGCAATAGTGAAACAGTCACCAGCAACTACGTTAGTAGTGGCTGAGATGGTCACTTGCTGATATCGGTTATCAACATTGCTAGACTCACCAGTTGATGCAGTTCTGGTTGCTGAAGGCGTATGGTAATTACCAGCAGAAGCCTGAGTATCCATGGTGAGTGATCCAACAGTTTCAGCACGGATACGTTTTGCGTAATCCAACTTCAACGTGGTGAAACCAGCAATATTGCTACTGAGTACAGCACGATCATAGGCAGTTTGGCCTTTGTCACGGCTGACACCAGCAAGGGTTGTGATGTTGTTGGCCAATCCATTAGCTGATCTGCTAGACAGAGCAATATAACGGCTGTCCATGGGAACACCTTGCTCATTCATGATGCTATCACAAAGGGCAATATCATCAAAGTCACCAGCAGCAGTGGAAACATCAACAACCAGAGTTCCTTGGTCAGCAACTACATCTTGAATAGAGAGGTTAATATCAGAAGCCAACTTTTGCTTGCTGGACTCATAGATACGTCCCTCTTGTTGAGCATCACGCAATTCCTCATCAGTCAGTACCCAAGGCACAGCTTTACGGAAACCCAATGAAGCAGGAACGCTAAGTTGGGTTTGAGCAGAGAAGTTGGCCGTTTGGTCAGATCCATCAAAAGATTGTGCAATGTAAGGCATGGGCCGCCAAATGATATTATTGGCACGTTCCATATCCCTTGAGTCTGTGCTGTAGACATCTACAGCCTTTGAGAGGATTAGAGCATCCTCAAAAGCAGCACACATTTCATCAAATGCTACACGCTGCTCCTTACTGAAATCATTAGAAGCCATTTGTTTTTTCTCCTATAAAATAGCTTGTTATTGTTGATTTGCTTTGAGCTTACGCATGTAGGCAACAACTTTGGATCTGTCACCAGTCTTGTCTGCTTCAACTCTTAGCCGTTCCAGGGTTGTGTCCACACCATTGGTGTTTCTGGATGAACCAGTCACCACCTTTTCTGGTTGTGGTTTAGCCTTTTTTCTGGTCACAGTGAGCTGGGATTCCAACTTTGATACAGCAAAGGCAAACTTCACAGGGTCTTTGATTGAGGCCAGCTCATGGGCACGTTTCTTGGATTTGCCAATTGCATAAACTGTCAGGGCTGGATTTTCTGAACCAGAGAGGATGATGCTCTGCTGTGTAGGATCAAGTGTGTGAAGGACAGACTCTTCTGCCTCATCAAAATCACTAAGTTTTAGCTTGGTTTTAGCATCTTCATACTGATTCAGTTTCTCTTGGTACTCAGTCTCCAGCTTTCTTTGCTCTTCCTCTTTGATTTTATTGGCATCATCAGCCTTTCTCTTCTTTTCATACCAATCTGCTAGAGCAACTTCATACCTATCAGAATCATAATCAAATGACTCAAGTGTGGGCTTTTGTCCCAGTGGCTCAACCTTGTCAGGAGCATTTGCACCAGCTTCAAGGTCACGCAACTTTCTCTCAAGTTCTTTGCTATATTTCTGACTTTCCCTGTAATTTTTACGCAACTCACGCACCCATTCTGGTGCCCCAGTTTCTTCCTCTGGAGTAAGCGACTCCTCCCCAAGGGTAACAACAACTCCTTCATCATCATCTTCTTGTGATTCTTCTGGCTCACTGTGGG